CCAATACCTGATGCAGAGGCAAGTGCGCCTAAAGGATTTCCCATAAGCATACTACCAACTATACCTAGATTAATAGGCCCAGTTCCATAAACACCCAATGCGTCCTGTACACCTGCAATATTATTTGAAAAATCTGTAACAGATGGTCCTATTACATTTCCTTTTGAATCATACGAAACCATACCCTGCGCATTTAAACTGCCCAGAGTAGTGCCGCCATAAGGTTGCGCTTCTGCTGGTGCGCCACTAAAGTAGCCTGTTATACCACTTAAAGCCGATTGTACACCTGCAAGTCCTGTCGAGCGACTTGCTGGTCCTTGAACAGAACCACTAACACCTGTACCGCCCCCCTCATCGCCGCCGCCACCGTCATCTTGTTGTTGTCCTACAGTAGTAGTTGGCGTAGTAGTAGGGGCTGTAACACCTGTTGTACCTTCTGCTTCAAATCTGTAACCTTCTGGAATAGGATAAATAGGTTGTCCATTTTTAAATGGTATTTGTCTTACTTGTCCTGCATCATTTACATATCGTCTTAACTCGTCATACTCACCCGGTTTAGTTCCTACTGTCTGTAAAAAAGTAGGTAAGTTAGTTGTCTGTGTTGCTGTTGTATATTGTGTATTTTGAAGTTGTGGTCCAGTAAAACCGGGAATAGCAGGTGCTACATATGGAGTAAATCCTGTGGTGGGGGCATTTGCTGGCGTATTAATAATACCAGTACCCAGCATAGGTGTTGTCCCGCCTAGCTGAAAAGAAAGTTTTGTTTGTTCTTTTACGCTATTACGTTTTTTCATGTTCTTTCAATCTCTACTTCATTCATCATATTTTCTGGAATAGTAGATATATCACCTATGTGCGCACGCTGTCCGTTGTATGTTACATAGCCAGATTGAACTCTAGGGTCTTTCATTCCTTGCGATTGCTGTGGCATAGGCATACCACCCTGCGCCATTCCTACTGCATCATCTTCCATCTCAAGGTCATCAAGTGTAAAAGGTAGATTATCTGGCATAATAGCTTCTTCACTATTGCCCATCTGACCCATGTCTTCCATACGCTGTAAGCCCATCTTAGCTTCTTGGCGCATCTCCATAAGTTTTTCTAGTCCAAAGTAACGCACTACATCTGCAGGAAAAACAAATTCACCCTCACTTAGTTGGGCAGGAATGTCATCACGAACTTCTTCTTGAGTAGAACCCGGTGGTACATCATTACCAGATACAGGGTCAACAGTACCACCCTCATCCATAAGACCACCATCATCGAACATTTCCATTTGTTTTGCGAGTGCCATACCACCATCCTTTAATAAATTATCACTACGTGTTTCAGCAGCTTTAACAGCTTCTTCTAAGGTATCGTGTCTGCTAGTAGGTTTTATAACACCTTCTAACAACATTTTTTTTATTTCATCTTCTGTATACTGTTTGCCTTCATGTATAGAAGGTGCATTTACATAAGCCCCATCACCAAACTTAATAGTAACAGATTTTTCCGAAACACTTTCACCTTCAGGTGTTTTATAAACGTCTTTTCCCGCAGAAGTTTTTTGTTCTGTTTTAGTTCCTACTGTTTCAGCCATCTGCGTTAGCTACGTCCTCACGTAATCGTTTAATCTTTCGTAGTACATCTATAGCACCCTGTGCTTTATGTACCGTTACCATATTCTCAGATTGTTCTAGCACCTTATGATGCTGGTCTACCATGCTATCCAGATACTTACTGAAGTGGTCCCATTGGCGGTTGTTGCCCACCAGCGGCTTCAGCTTGTTGAAGAGTTCCCTGTTGTTGCCCATTTGCACTAAATCCTTGTTCACCCGGCACAGGAGCCTGTCCTGTACCTATTGTTCCACCACCTGCACCTGTTGGATCAGCGGGGTTAGCACCAGCAGGTGCGCCTTGCTGTGGTTGGTCTGCTTGAAACTGCTTCATAATTTCTGCTTGCAGTGCGGCTTCACTCATATTGTTCGTAACTTTGTCGGGGTCTAAATCTAGTGATTTTGCAATTTCACGAATTACATACTGAAACTTAGCAAAGGGTGCTAGTGCAGGGTTGCTTGAAATTTGTAAGAACTGCATCAGTCTCTGGCTACGCACTTCATTAGCCATTAGACTTTCTGTACCTCTGGCCTTAACTTCTAAGTCACCTTTAATCTCTTTATCAAAATCAAACTGCATATTGAAGCGGAAGAAACCTTCTCCCAAAGGACGTAACAAATAATCATCCACGTTTTTAATAACAGTTTTTATGCTGCTAGACGCTGCACCCATCAACATTGAAATGCCAGATGCTGTCCTACCTATACCTGTTATGCCAGTCTGACCATGTGAGAAACTAGGTAGACCAGTGCTTTCATCTGCTAGTTGACGTGCCTTGTCAAATAGCTGTAGGTTTTCCTGTGAAACATTCGGAAACTTTGTACCAAAGATTGCCTGTCCGGGTGCGCCAGATTGTCTACGGAATATCTTGCCCGGATATATAGACATGTCCTGACCGGGGACTAAGTTAGTTTCATCTATCTCTATAAGTAGATTACCAGACAGTACAGCATTATCTACCGCCATACGCATAAAACCATTCATTAGAGTTTGAGTATCATCCATGTTTTCGGCAATACCTACACCAAAGAATGAGTATGGGTTCAACTCATATGGTGCGGCACTATATGGTATTTTAGCAGGTTTAAATGGGTTAAGCACCATACGCAATAGTTTGTTGTTACATACCCAAATGTTTGCTTGCAGTTCATCAAAGTCTTTTAACTCATCTGGTATTGTAACTCCCTGCTCTTCAAGCATGTCTGTATCTACCATGCCCCAGTATTCAAGAACTTCAAAACGCTCAATGCCATGCTCCGGTGCATAGTCAGATAGATCGTCTTCCCAGTATTTTTTAATATAGTTTTCGCCTACACTAATAACTTCGTCAATAACTTGACCACGAAAGTATGGTCTCTTTTTTAGCTGACGTAATTGTGAGCGTGACATTTTATGTCTCTCAATTACATACTGTGCCTCATCCATATTGTTTGCATCTGGATCAGGGTAAAAGTTCCAACACGATACATGAGATACCTGTGGTACAGTTTTAAAGAGGGGGTCATAATTACCATCATCACCCCAGTTAGGATATTCTTTGTCTACTGCAAATGGTCCCTTCATAATACCTGTACCAAATAAAGCTAGTTCAAAAGCACTACTACGTAAGTTTTTAGTAGCACCTGACTCCTCTAACTGGTCATGTATTTTCTTTTGCATCTTTTTAGCTGCTACCATAGCAGGACTAAAATCAATAGCAGTAGGGGTTTTTGCTGGACCTTCTTTTAGTTTATCTTGAACAGGCTCTAGTTTGTTTTCAAACACACCTAGTTTTTCTGTTAAGCTTCTTGCAGTAGAACCCGGCTCTAAATCTTTACCATCGCCAGCAAATCCATAAGGGCTAACATTTTGGTCAACCTCTATTTGCTCTGGTTGTTGTGGATCAAAGTGTACATCTTCAACTACACCTTCTGGCAATCCTGTAGGTTCAATAGAAAGAGGGAACTTACTACCGGAAAACAACACATCAATGACTTGGCTATATGCTGCCAGTGTTTTTGTTTTAGTTACTTTAATAAATACACGAGACTTTTCGGCCTCTGTAAACTGTACGTCAGGTCCATACAATCCACGATAATTACGGTAAGCCCGTAGCCATCTTTCTTCATCAGCATAACGATAGTCTTCTGAACGCTGATACCTGCCTAGAATAAAAGGAATGATAGAAGAAACATCAGCATCAACTGTGCTGGATTCATCTGTATCTTCCAAGGATATTGCCTCATCCTCAATCATTATTTCATCTTCGTTCATAATATATCCTTGTTATATTTTAGTATCCGAATGTTGAATCCGCAATCTGCATACCGACATTTGGTCTACCTCTAGGGTCATAGTCAAATATGCTAAACTTTGGTCTGGACATTATACCATATCTTAACGCATCATACAAGTGGTCTTCCGAATGTGTGTCAATATCTTCTGGATTCTTTTTGTCCAACGGGATGGCAGGTAACTGGGAGAGTATGTTCGTGCAACTATTAAAGAAAACAAGTCTAGGCTCCTCAGTAAATTCATCTACCTGTAAACGTCTATGTACTTCGTTTTTACCTGCTACCCTACTGCCTCTACTTCTATCGGACGGTCTCCACCTACAGCCTCTGCTTATCATTTGTTCAGCAAGAGAAGGACCAGTATCACCCCGCTTGTGCCAAAGAGAACTGTCCAAAACGCCATACTTAATAGTTCCATCATCGGCTTCTGCCTCTAATATCATATCTGCCAAATCTGTGGCAAGGACTTTACTAACGTATAGTTCTCTATATACAACAAGTTGTTCATTAGGTGCAACAGCAAACCAAACAACGCCAGACTTACTACCGTAACCATAATCGCAAGCCCGAAACTTAACCCAATTATTAGGTATATCAAAAGGCTCAATGACATGGATATTACGATCAAATTCCGTAAAAGCCGCACCTTCTTTAATATCCCAGTCTCCGTCAAGGAGTTGTCTTCGTTGCTGCTCTGGCATTGAGAGTAGCATGGCTTCGTAATCACCTGACTCCGCAAGGTACGGATTATCAGAAAGTCTTGCGGGTATAAATCTCCTTTTGTATAAAGGTCTTCCAGCCTTTGGGTGTCCTGCTGGGTATCGGAGTATCTCTCCTGTTTCAATATCGGTTGCATTGTAGGCTCTATTATAAGGGGCGGGGTCAATAAACATTTTCTTAACCCAATGATGACCTCTGCCGCCGGGGTTGGTCGTAGCCCTCATGTAAATTGGCAAATCGGGTGCAGTGGACCTAAGACGAGACCGCATATAGTTCCATGCGTATGGTGTGGCCCATTGTGTTAACTCGTCAAATCCTATCCAGCTAAACGCCAGACCCTGATAACGCAAGACATCATCATCCCTATCCAGATATGACATCCACAACCTTGCACCAGATGGCGCAGTCCACTGCATTTTTCTTTCTGACCATTTAATGCCGGGCCAGATTTTCGGGTACAACTCCTGCGACTTGAATACAAGTTCCCTTAACTCTTCTGTTGTATGTCGCAGAAGCAACCCACTAAATGCGGGATG